CGACCTGAAAGGGGCTGATTGATTTCAGCTCCTTTTTCTTATGCAAGAAAGGCGGCAGCATGACACACGTTCATTCCGTTAAAGATACAGATGCTCGCTTTGTGATTGATCCTATCACAAGGGCGATAACCAGCAAGGCGCACAAGAAGATCACGCTTATTCAGGGCGACCATAACAGCGAAAAATTCTCGTTCGTGGTTCCGCGATACGTTGAGGCCCACGATATGAGCCTTTGCAACCGCGTGGAAGTCCACTATATCAATGTTGATGCGGCTACAAAGGAGCAGGTCAAAGGCCGATATACGGTAGAGGATTTGCAGATTGCGCCGGACGACGAAAACGCCGTCCTTTGTTCGTGGCTGATTTCTTCCAATGCTACGCAGTACGCCGGAAAGCTGGCTTTTCTCGTCAAATACAAGTGCGTCGAAGGCGATCAGATCACCTATGAATGGAACACGGCGCGATTTGAGAATATCTCCATCACGGACGGCATTGATGCGGGCGATACGTTTGAAGCGGAATATGTGGACATTATCGCCCAGTGGGAAGCTGAAACGATTCGGAGCATCACGCAGACTGTTGCAACGAATGTTGATGCGTGGGCAGAGGCCAGAGAAGGAGAGTTGCGCGGGCTTGTCTACACCGAGGCCGCAAAGACCAATGCGGCGCTGGATGTGGAGCGCTCCCGCATTGATAACATTGTGGCACTGTCCAACGGCAGCACGACCGGCGATGCGGAATTGATGGATATTCGGGTGGGCGCGGATGGCAAAACCTACGCCACGGCAGGCGCGGCAGTAAGGGCGCAGTTTAATGCGGCTTCTCAAAAGATAGGCAAGATTCCTGTGGGTCGAAACGCTGAACGAATCGTTCATGGCGACATCATAGTTGACACAGCAGCGGGCACAATTACATGCAATCCGCACGCTAACAGTAAGCCGTATATTTACGCTAACAACGCATATTGGTTTGTGGATACCTACGCAAATGGTGAGCTTGACTATAAGAGCGTGGTTAGCGCATACGGCAATCATGCGTCGTGGGCTTATGTGGTAGATACGGTAAGTAAGACATTTGCGCTGCGCAGGATTGTGGAAGATGGCGTAAAAGATTTGCTCGCAACGGATATAATCGTGTTCGTCTGCCTGTTCTCTCCGGATGGCGTGGCGACCGATGCACCTATATGCTACTGCAACAACATCTATTTTGACGGAAAACTGCAGCTTGATTTGACGAACATGTTCCTCCCGTGGAATAAGATCATCGGCGGCACTTCCGGAAAAATTGAAATCGACACAACGGCGCAGACGATCACCGCAAGCGGCCTATTTTTCTTTGAGAATGGAAAGTGGGCGAACATCTCCGCCACAAGCGTAGATTTCGCAAGCTATCCTATCCATTCTGGTGGCGAAACTGTCAGAGTGGTATTGAATGAGACGAACGCGCTGGAAATCCGGCATGTTGAGGACGAATACAAGCACGGCGACGTGCTTGTATGTCTGATTTTTGCAAGCGGCGCATGGGTTTTTGACAAGAACAAAATCTACGCCACTGACGAAACGCGAAGAATCATCTATTTGAATGGCTCCGCGCTTCTGGAAAGTGTCGAAAGCTTGAAAAGCAATATCAGCGCTTTCGAGGCGGAGATTTCCAGTGTTAAAAAATCGCTTGCCTTGAATCGCACTACCTGCAAAATTTTCAAACGTGTGTGCTGCTGTGGCGACAGTTACACTTCCGGGCATATGAGCGTAAACGGATTGGCCGCTATCACAAAAGAAGATTTTGCGTGGCCGCACTATATGGCAACGCTTACGGGCAATGAGTGGATCAATTGCGGCGTATCCGGTGCAAACGTGCTGACATGGCAGACCAAAGACAGAGGATTGCCGAAAGCGAAAGCAAGCGGAAAGGTGCAGGCCTATGTGATTGGATTGATGTTGAATGATACTGCGAGCGGTACTGATAGATATGTTCCGATCGGCTCGGCTTCCGACATAGGCACAAGCGCCCAGACGTACTATGGCGGCATGAGCGCGATTGTGCGGCAGCTTAATGCTATTAGTCCGGACGCAAAGATATTCATTCAAACGTGCCCGCGCGGCGAAAGCAAATTCGCACCTTACAATAAGGCCGTGCGCGATATTGTGGCCTCGTATAAAAGTACATATCCCGTCCACTGTTTAGACCTTGCGGAGTATGCGGATTTGTACGAAACGAAAACTGTAAGAGATGACGAAATCGGCGGGCATTTTACTGCGATTGGCTACGAGCAGTTTTCCGAAATCCTTGCCGTGATAATGTCCGACTACATTAACACGCACATTTCTGAATTTCAAAACGTTGCTTTTATCGAGTACGACGAATGATTTTTCAAAGCACCTCCCTCCGGGGCAGTGCTTTTCTTATGCCCTCATAGCTCAATTGGTAGAGCAGCGGATTTGTAATCTGCAGGTTCGGGGTTCAAGTCCCCGTGACGGCTCCATGTCCCCGGCAAGACATATAAAAGGCCGAAAAAATGGCGCTTGATGCAGCGCGTTTACAAAAAGCATCCTTCCCCCGGCGGCACCGGCTATAAAAACAGCGGAAGAGAAGGGAGCAGATATGGAGTTTTTGCGTGAAATCCTCGGTGAAGAGCTTTATGCGCAGGTAGAGGCAAAGATCAACCAGCACAACGGCAACGAAGCCAACAAAGACAAGCTCGTAAAGCTTGCGAATCTCGCAGGCGGGGAATACGTCGGCAAGGGCAAGTATGATTCGGAAATCGAAAAGCTGAACGGCATGCTCACCGGCAAGCAGACTGAGCTTGACACGGCAAACGGCCTTATTGCCAATCTCGAAAAGGCGGCAAAAGGCAATGCCGAAATGCAGGGCCAGTTCGACGCATACAAAACGCAGGTGCAGCAGTTGCAGGAGCAGCTCGCAGAAACGAAGCGTTCTGCGGCGCTCAAAGTGGGCCTTATTGAGGCGGGCTGCTCTGACGTTGAATATGTTTCTTACAAAATTCTTTCCAACCTGAAAGAGCAGGGCAAGGCGCTTGAGGTGGACGAGGACGACCATATCAAAGGATGGGACGAGATTCTTTCTGGCGTAAAGACGAGCCTATCCAACCATTTCACGGCAGCAAGCGGCCGCAAGGTTCTCGGCGATAACAGATTGCCGGAAAGCGACAATGGCCCGCTGACCGTGACGAAAGAACAGTTTGCAAAAATGGGCTATAACGAACGGTTGAAGCTCAAGAATGAAAATGAGCAGCTTTTCAAGCAGCTCACAACCAAATAAAAGAAAGAGGGTATAATCTATGGCACGCACTGGTAACTTTGGCGGCTTTGTATTCGACGAAGAAGTTTTCGCCTCCATGATGCAGGAGGAAGATTTCTGGAAAAATGAGATCATCGCATCCGGCATCGTCCAGCAGGATGCAACCATTATGGATCTGATCGGCAGCAAGGGCAACGTCGCCACTATTCCGATCTATAAGCCGCTGAACGTTTTCGACAGCAACATGGCCCCGCTGAATAACGACGGAAAGACGAATAACGTTCCGGTCGAGATTTCCGGCGACAAGCAGACTTGCATGTTGATTCAGCGTATGAAAGCTTTCAAGTCCAAGGACTTCACCAAGGAGCTGACCAGCGCTGATCCGCTCGGCAATATCAAGTCCAAGATCGCGGCCTACTACAAGCAGGTATGGGAACGCGAGATGATGAATATTGCGGACGCTATTCTCGGCGTTGCTGCACTGTCCGATCATGTGACCGATCTGTCCATCACTTCTGGCACTGTTGGCGATGCTAACCGCATCAACGAAACTACCATGATCGACGCAGAGCAGGCTGCTCTCGGCGATATGGCTGGCGGTCTCGGCCTCGTAGTCATGCATAGCAAGGTATTCGCAACCTACAAAAAGCTTGGTCTTGTTGACTATGGTAAGTACACCGTCGGCAACATCCTGCGTCAGGATATCGAGCTTCCGACCATCAATGGTAAGATTCCGCTCGTGACCGACTATTATACCGTGGATACTTCCGTTTCTGGTTTCCCGGTGTACAAGACCTATCTGTTCGGCGAAGGCGCTTTCCGCTCCGCCGACAAGCAGAACTACGAGAACCAGTACACCACCAACTACGATCCGGAAGCTTCTGCTGGTATCGAAAAATTCTACACCAAGCAGGGTAAGGTTCTGCACCCGAACGGCCTCTCTCTGGCTGTGGATAACGTTGCAGATGAATCCCCGACCTTTGAAGAGCTGGGCGCTTCCGCCAACTGGGCGCTCAAGTTCAACGCAAAGAACGTCAAGATCGGCCTTATCAAGTCCAACGGCTAATTAAGGAGGCGGCAGGCTATGAACCGATTTATTATCGCGGATGGCCTGCCCTACCTGCTTTCGGGCGGCAAAACATACGCCGTGCGCTGGGATGCTGCAGGATTCACGGTGGGCGCAGAAGTCAAACTGCGTGAAGTCCCTGCCGTGACATATAGCGAGCTTTCGATCCTTGCGAAATGCGCGGGCCGCCTTGACAGCATCGGGGCAGAGCCGGAAGCAAAAGCACCAACAAAGAGCCGCAAAAAGGCTGCAAAGGCCGGTGATGCGGAATGATTATTTCCGTTGAAAAAATCAAGCGGCTCGTGAAGCTCGACGATTGGACGGACGAAAAAATCCGGCTGAAGCTGGACGCAATCGAGCAGACGATTCGAGCATATACGAACAACAACTTTCAGGTGCGCACATGCAGGAGCGCTGCTTTTATTGAAGGCGGCGCTTTTTTGTGCACCACGCCCGCCCTTTTCCGCCCTGGCGACACTGTGCAGGTGAGCGAATCCGATCTGAATGCAGGCATCTATACAGTTGCTATCGTTGACGGCCCGGCCTTCACGGTCGAGGAATGCGTGCAGGATGAAGGGCCGGTGCTTGTGACAAAGGTTGCATATCCGGCAGATGTTGAGGCATGCGCCGTCAATCTCATGGAGTGGGAAGTCATTAACCGGGCAAAGGTTGGAATCCAGAGTGAGACGCTTTCCCGGCATTCCGTGACCTACTTCTCGCAGGATGGAGCGAATCAGGTCATGGGCTATCCGGCATCGTTGCTGGGCTGCTTGAAGGCATACAGGAAGGCGCGGTGCTGAGTATGGCTAATATTGGCGGCAACATCGTCGGAACGATTCAGGCGGCATCTACGGGCGCAAGGAATGAGATTGGCGAAGCGGTGCAGGCATGGGCGGATGTTTACGGCATTCGCGGCTGGCTGAGCCTGCAGAACGGTGATAGCAAATATAGCAACTACCGCGCAAAGCTGGAAGAATCAACGCACGTTTTTTTGAGCGACTATCACAAGGGCGTTTACTCCCTTGCGGCGCAAAATACGCGCATGGTGATTAAGGGCTTTGTCTATGATGTTTTGCTGATCGATAATCCGGACGAACGCAACGAGCAGCTTGAAATCTACCTCAAGAGGGTGGGTGCATGGAATGGCGAAGCATGACATCGAATTTTCATTCGAGGATAATACCATCGTCGTAAATCGTGCGATGGAAACAGCCATTGAAGCGGCGCTTCTGGAAGCTGCGGGCGAGCTTGTATCGCAGACGGCGCGAAATACGCGCGTCGATACGGGCAAAACGAAAGGCTCATGGGCGGCAGATGTGCGCGCAACCTCCACGGGATACGAGGCAAAAATCGGATCGCCGGAGCAGAATGCAATCTGGGAAGAGTTCGGAACGGGCGAACATGCGCTGGGTGGAAACGGCCGAAAAGGCGGTTGGGCCTACACAGACCGCAAGACCGGAGAACGTGTGTGGACGTTCGGCAAAAAGCCTTCCCGGGCCTTCTGGAAAGCCTTTAATACAGTTAAGCCGAAAATTGAAGGCTATTTTTCGGAGAAGTTCGGAATTTCCTTCAAATGAGGTGACTTATGGACAAGTTCATATTTATTGCTGACCAAATGGCCGCGATTGACGTTCCTTATGAGCTGATGGAATGGACAGCTACTGTCAAGTATCCCTATTTTGTCGGCGAATTTACGGAAGTTCCCGTTACAACCGGGGATGGATTGGAAGAATCCACGCTCCTACTTACGGGATTCCATCGCGGCAGTTATCTTGACCTTGAAAAAATCAAGGAAAAGATTAAGCATCATTTTCACCCGCGCCACGGGCGGCATGGTAGCACGAAGCACGGCCAGATTGTAGCCTTTTATGACGGCTCCCTTTATCTGCCCACGGGCGAAGCGGGATTGAAGAAAATCCAAATCAATATCACGATTAAAGAATGGAGGAATGACTAATGGGCATTCATAGCGGCATCACAAATGGCACTCCCGCAAAGATTCCCTTTGGCGCTGGCGTGTACTTCGCCGGAATCGAATATAGCGAGACTGTAGCTCCGACCGAAGAAGCCGTGAAGGCTGCAATCCTCGGCGCAACGCAGGACGGCGGCACCGTGACTATCACTCCGGAATTTTTCATGCCGGAGCTTGACGGCGCACACGTTGCCATTGCTGAGCTGCAGAACAAGGTCGGCGAAACTGCGACAATGGAAACATCCATTGCTGAGCTGTCCGCCGATGTGGTCAATCATATGGTGATTGGCAAAATTGGCGAATCCACCGACGGCGAATACGATGTTATCACTTCCGCCGACGCGCTGGCGGCGGGCCACTTCTATGATGGATTCGGATTCTGGGGTCACCTGCTGGACGGTCGCCCGTTTATCATCGTATTTAAGCAGGCGCTTTGCACTTCCGGCTACTCCGCCGAAGGCAAGAATAAGACCAACACTGTATTCAAGGGCACATTCGAGTGTCAGTCCGACATTGAATACAGCACCGTTAAGCTTCCGTATGCAATCTTCATCCGCAAGGCTGAAGGCTGGACGGCTGCAAACGTTGAAGAAGTGGCTTCTTAATTGATCGCCGCGCAAAAATGAAAAGGAGATGATCTATTATGGACAATATGGAAAAGACTCTGCCTGTTGAGGCTCCCGCCGAAACCGAAAAGAAAGCCCCGTGGACGTTGCGTCGCCTGAATGACGACGACCTGTGGCCGCTGCTGGACATTATCGCCGAAGTGCTCCCGGAAGATCTCGCTGACATGTTCCTCGATCTTTCCAGTGGAGCAAAGAAGATTGATGAAGTCGGCGCGGCCATGTTTGTGCGCCTGCTGCGCGCCGTGCTGAAGGACATCCGCAAGGTGCGCGGCCCGGTATACGAGCTGCTTTCCAGCGTTTCCGGCATCCCGGCAGCGGATATTCCGAAAATGGGCTTCGGCACTACCCCGAAGATGATTTATGCAATCATCAAAAACGAGGGCGGTGCTGATTTTTTAGCGGAGCTTTCCAAATTGTCCGAGTAGGTCAATTCAGGTTCTTGGACTTGCTGTATCAAAAATACAGCAGTCCAATGGACTTGATGCGCCTTTACATGCGGCGCGGGCGATTTGGTGAGTTCGTCACCGAAGTCATAAACGCCGAAAACAAGCGCAGGCAGGAAGAAGCAGAACGCGAGAACGAAATGCGGCTCTGGATAGCTTACTGCCACAGCTATTCGAAAGATTCCTATGTGGATTGGAAGAAGGCTGTAAGCGGCTCGGGTTCGGCGCGCGGCGGACGTGACGCAGCGCTTGACGATGACGGCATTCGTGCTATTATCGCGGGCGTATTCCCCGAAAAGAAAAGGGGTGAATAACTAATGGAACGATTTAAGCTTCTGGGCCGGATTGTTGTTGACAATACAGAAGCGAAAAAGGCGCTTGACGAAACGAGTCAAAAGGGCCAGCAGACGCAGAGCAAGCTTTCAAAAGCTTTCTCAGGATTCGGGAAAGGCGCTGTGGTGGCAGGAAAGGCAATCGGCGCAGGATTGGCCGCAGGCGGCGCGGCGATGGGCACGCTGACCATTAAGGCGCTCAACCTGTCCGGCGATTTGGAACAGAATATGGGCGGCTCCGAGGCAGTTTTCGGCAAGTATGCCGGAAAGATGCAGGATACGGCAAAAAATGCCTTTGGGCAGATGGGCCTTTCTACTTCTGACTATCTCGCCACGGCGAATAAGATGGGCGCGCTTTTTCAGGGCGCAGGATTCAGCATCAAGGATTCTATGGACTTATCATCCGGAGCTATGCAGCGCGCGGCGGACGTAGCCTCAATCATGGGTATTGATACAGAAGCGGCTATGGAGGCCATTGCAGGCGCGGCGAAGGGCAATTTTACGATGATGGATTTGTTATATAACCATAAGTGTTTAGTCCATCTAAAACCCGGTGAACGCTATCAGCGGTGTGCGGCATAATGCCGCGCTAACGGTGAAACCCCTAACGTAAAGACGAGGGCAATACCGTGCCAAGCCACTAAATGTGGAAGGTGTAACGACTATCCTTAACGGAGTACGCCGTCTATTGATACGGCGGCGGAAGCGCCGGGGCTTTGCTACCGTTTTTGACCATTTTCGCGTTGAAGTTTTATGCTTTTATGGTAAAATATACCAGAGGTGATAAAATGGAAACGTGGAAAAAGATCGTGGGATTCGATGATTATTCAGTAAGCGATAACGGCAAAATAAGAAACGACAAGACGGGCATTATTCGGAAGCCTCAAACATATACGAAAGGCTACTATTCAGTAAGGCTCAATGGAAAAAATCAATTGATTCATCGGTTGGTTGCAAAAGCATTTGTTCCGAATCCGGAAAGAAAAGCTGTGGTAGACCATATCAACGGTGATCATAAAGACAACCGAGCAAGCAATTTGCGGTGGGTCACTACGGCGGAAAACCTTATGGGACATGGACACGAAGAACGTTGCATGTTTCACAGAATGGGCATACTTGCGAAGAATCTGGCAACCGGTGAGCAAATAGAGTTCGTTTCTAAAACTGAATGCGCAAAACACTTCGGATGCTCTAAGCATCAAATAAAGATAAATCATCTTTATAAGCAGCGCAACAAAGCAGGCTGGATATTCAGCGTTTCAAAACCACATAAAAGCAAAGTATGATATAGTCTACTCCCCTAAAAGGCTCATGCATAAGCATGGGCCTTTTGAAATATCGGGAAACCGAGGGTAAAAAGGAACTTGGGCGTTGCCATGAACGACACAACCCTGAACGCCTATGCGCTCGAAAAGGGCATCGGCAAGACCACCGATCAAATGACCAATCAGGAGAAGATTGGCCTTGCGATGGAAATGTTCATGGAAAAAACCGCCTATGCGGCGGGCAACTACGCCAAAGAAAACGACACGCTAGCCGGTTCGCTCGGCACTGCAAAAGCAGCGCTGACCAATTTCCTCGACGGCTCCGGCGATGTATCGCAGCTCGTGGATTCGTTCAGCCATGCGGCAGACGTGATTATAGGCAATTTGGAAACGATCGCACCGCGTTTGATCTCCGGCATGACCGAAATAATAGCGCAGGTCACGCCGAAAATTGGGCCGCTGATTTCGAAGCTCCTGCCGGTAATTATCGACGGCGCAGTGATGCTCATTAACGGCCTTGTCGCTGCCTTGCCTCAGTTGATCCCGGCAGTTTTGCCAGCCTTGCTTGAAGGAGCTATAAGCATAGCGGTAAGCCTTGCAGAAACGCTCCCGTCGCTTGTGCAAATGATTTTTGTGGAGCTCCCCGCGCTTCTCGCAAAAACGCTTTCGGAATCCACAAATCCGGTCGTAAGCACTATCGGAGATATGCTGCTTAATATCGGCGAAATTTGGCGAGAAACGATTTTTCCGGCAATAACTACGGCGGCAGATGTGCTCATGGGCGCACTTCAGGGCGTTATTGACTTCATCGGAAATATCGTTCAGGGCTTCCAAGACATGGTGCAGTGGTGCAGAGAGCACGAAACTGCCGTGCAGATGATCGCGATTGCGGTCGGCACGCTTACGGCTGCAATAGCGGCATATAACGTTGCGATGGCAATCAAGAATGCGGGCGGCATTGTGGAAATTGCGCAGCTTGCGGCAACGGCAATCGGTGTCGGCGCTCTGACGGTGGCACAAACCGCGCAGACGGTTGCGACAACCATCGGCACGGCTGCTATGAGCGCGTTCGGCGCGGTTTTGTCTTTTGTCACATCGCCTATCACTTTGGTAGTTCTGGCAATTGGTGCATTGATTGCGATTGGTGTCCTGCTCTACAAAAACTGGGATACTATCAAGGAATACGCAATGAAGGCGTGGGAAGCCATAAAGAGCGGCGTGTCTACTGCTGTAAAGGCTGTGGGTGATGCGATCTCTAAGGCATGGAATGCGATTAAGACCGCGACCACAAATGCGTGGAATGCAGTTAAAAACGCAGTAACCAACGCATGGAATGCGATCAAGACAGGCGTTGCGAACGCAATAAACGCCGTAAAGACTACGATCACCAATATTTGGAACGCTATCAAAACCGCAACGACAAACGTCTGGAACGGCATTAAATCAGCGATAACAAACGTCTGGAACGGCATCAAGAGCGGCGTATCCACTGCGATAAACGCGGTTAAAACAACCGTTTCTAACGTGTTCAACGGCGTTAAAACGACTGTGACCAACATTTGGAACGGCATTAAATCCGCGATTCAGAGGCCTATAGAGGCGGCACGCGATTTGGTGAAGGGTGTTATTGACAAGATTAAAGGCTTCTTTAACTTTAAGATTAGTTGGCCGAAAATTCCTATGCCGCATTTCGGCGTCAAGCCGGAAGGCTGGAAGATTGGCGACCTGCTGAAAGGCTCAATCCCGCGCCTGTCTATTGACTGGTATGCAAAGGCAATGAAAGCTCCCATGCTTATGGACAAGCCGACGATCTTCGGGTATGACGCGGCGACCGGGCAGCTTATGGGCGGCGGCGAAAAGGGCAGCGAAGTAGTCAGCGGAACCGACACGCTTATGCGGATGATTTCGGCGACCTTTGCGGGCACTGTAGCAGAAGCGAACGAGCGCATTATTGCCCTGCTTACTGCATTGCTCGAAGTGGTGACGGGCGGCAACCGTGAGATCATCGCGGCGCTGCTTGCGGGCCAGACAATCGAACTCGATAAACGCGAACTGGGAAGGACGGTGAGGGCGCTTGCTTGATAACTTCATTTTTGAGAATCATCTGGGCCAGCGCTTCACTGGCCTTGAATACGGCGTTTATATTAACGAAAGCGATCTGCGGGACTATGAATGGAGCTATGACACGATCAACAGCCGCATATCTCGCTTTTATCGCGGAATCACAAAGCGCAAACTGCCTTTGATCGTGCATGGCAGCACAGCAGAGGCGGCGACCTACGCAAAAAACAAGCTGCACGAGCTTGCGGAGGTTGATATTGCAGCGAGGCAGGCGGGCCGCGTCTATGTAGGCGACTACTATACACGCGGCTATCTCACGGGCAGCGCGAAAAGCGAATATCACCTTGTAGACAGGTATTGCAAGCTTGATTTTTCGCTTACGAGCGATGACCCGGCATGGTATAAAGAGCAGCGGCACGTCTTTGTGCAGGGCGGCGAAACCGATGTTGGCACCGACGGCGGCACCGACTATCCATATGACTACAAATACGACTATGCTCTTTCCTTGACCGGACGCAGCATTCTTTGTGATGCGGTTGGCAGCAGCGCTTTTCGCCTTCTGATATACGGCGAAGCTAGCAATCCGACAATCATCATCGGCGGACATGCTTATGCCGTCAACGGCACGATCGGAGCAGGTGAAAGCTTGCTGATTGACAGCCTCGCAAAGACTATCACGCTCACCACCTCAACGGGAGCGAGCGTGAATTGGTTTGACCGGCGCGCGCGAGAGAACTACATTTTCGAACCGATTCCTGCCGGAAAGGTAACGGTCAGTTGGCCGGGCACCTTCGGATTTGAATTAACCACGATCGAGAAACGGAGTGAGCCGCGATGGACTTGATTTACACTGACGCTAACCGCGTCGATCAGGGCGTGCTTGCGGCTCACGCTCTCGACCTTTCATACGGCGCAAACGAGAATGATTTTACCTTGACCGTAAGTGCGGACGAAAAGCCGATTGAATACGGCGCTGTTATCTACATTGAAGGGACCGAGTACGGGGGCATCATTGACGGCGCAGAAACTAGCACGAATGGCGATACAGTGACCTATTTCGGGCGGACTTGGCACGGCGTTTTGAACAGCAAAATCATCGTTCCGGCGGCGGGAGCGGATTACTACACTGCTTCCGGCGATGTTGTGTTCATCGTGGATACGCTCATATATGATCTGTCGCTCGGCGGGCTGTTTTACACGACATGGGAAGCGTCCGGCGTTACGGTGAATAATTATAAATTCAAGCGATATTGCGCCGGATACGACGGAATCAGGGACATGCTCACAAGTGCCGGAGCAAAACTGCTCATAAGCTGGAACGCGCAGGCCCGAAAAGTGCAGCTAGACTGCGCGCCTGCGGTTGACTACTCGCAGAATCCGGTTGACGGTGATATGGCGCAGCTGAAAGTCACGCAGAACGCGCAAAAGGTGAATCATCTAATCTGCCTCGGCAAAGGTGAGCTTTCCGCGCGCGAGGTGATTCACCTTTACGCGGATGCAAGCGGAAATATCGGCGATACGCAGACATATTCCGGAATCAATGAAGTGGCGGCAACCTACGATAACACTAACAGCGAGGACTTGCGCGCCGACGGCATCAAGCGATTTAAGGAGCTGAGAAGCACCGATAAGGCGGAGATTGACGTTGCTGAAACGGATGCGCTTTTTTACGATATAGGCGATATTGTTGGAGCAACCGAAATCCGGACGGGCATCTCTGCAAATGCGCATGTAACGCAAAAAATCGTGCGCATAAACAACGGCGTTGCAAGCGTCGAATATAAAACGGGAGGCTGATTAGATGGCTGAAAACTATTTGATAACCGGTTATCATGGAGCGCCCCATGTGACCGCAGAAAATGACAGAGGCATCAATGCGGCCATTTTCGGCGCGGGCAGATACGTGCTTGATGTTGGCGAAAAATTCCGCGCGGAATACATCGGCAATAACACAATCCGCATGTATGACGGCAAGCTTTGCGACAACGGCGCGGCGGCGGGAATCCCTGCCGGGGAATATGTTGATCTTGTGATTTCGAATGCAAGTCAGCTTATGAAACGAAATGACTTGATCGTTTTCCAATACTCTCAGGACGCTTCCACGCTGATCGAAAGCGGCGCTTTCGTCGTTTTGCAGGGCATCGAAACAAGCGGCACGCCCGCTGATCCTGTACTGTCGCAAAGCGATCTTTTGTCCGGAACGGCATCTTTTGACCAGATGGCCCTTTGGCGCGTATCTGTGTCCGGCGCTACGATCTCCGCGCCCGTGCAGCTTTACGAGCTCGCAAACACGAACAGTGAAGCGCTGGAAGCTCTTGCGGAAATCGAGGGCGATATTACAGCGCTCGAAACAAAGGTCAACGCCAACACGACAAATATCAGCAGCATTTCAAGCCAGTATAACACGCTATCTCAGACGGTCAACAATACCGCCGCAAAGCTTCCGACGAACATCGCATGGACGAATCTCACCGTTGGCAGCACCTATTTTTCGTCGGTTGAGCAGCCGAAATACAGCGTATACGGCAAAATTGTATCCGTAAAAGGCGTTGTAAAGGCGAAATCTGATATAGGGTATTTGCTCCAGCCAGTGCTTGCAAGCGGGATTCCGTCCGCTTATCGGCCCTCATCGCTTGAAGTGAAACTTTGCGCAACAAACGCCGCCACTTACGGCACGTTTTTGTGTCAAGTGACCACGGCGGGCGAAATCAAAAGCATGGGTTTCAAACCTTATGCAAGCGGCGAAATTGACGATATTCCGGCTAATACGGAACTGCGTTTTAATTTGACGTACCGAATCTAACCACTAGGAGCTGATTAAGATGGGCATATTAAACGACTGGCTAGACTATATCGACGCGCAGGTGGGTCGCGGGGTCTACCTTTGGGGCGGTCAGGGAAAGCATGTCAAAGATGTGGCCGATGTTAAAAGCTATATCAACAGCAAAGCGCAGGACAGCGCGAGGGCGGCAAAGGTCTGGAAATACTACCAGACATTGAGCAAAGCAGAAAGCGATATTCGATTTTTTGACTGCTCCGGGCTTGCGATGTACTTTTTTCAGAATTTGCGCGGCGTCACAAAAAGTGACACTACTGCCGATGGCCTGTGGAAAGGTTGTGCAAAACTCACCAAGAGCAACCTAAAGCCGGGTGATTTTGTATTCAAGCAGAGCGGCGGCAAGATGGTGCATATCGGCTATGTGGCCCGAAATGGCCGTATAATCGAGGCACGCGCAAGCGGCTATGGAGTTGTCAAGCGTGATCTTTCGGCGGGCTCGTGGACGCATTATGGCCGTCACAAGTGGCTCAAAGCGGAGATTGAAGGCAGCACAGCAAGCACGGCAAAACCTGCAGCAAAGCGCACTGTTAAACAGTGGCAGAGCCTTCTTTTGATGTGGAATCCTAACTGCCTGCCTAAATATGGTGCCGACGGCGATTACGGCAACGAAACCGACGCGGCTGTAGCGGCTCTGATAGCCGATCTGCAAGCACTCAGGAACGAAAGGGGCTGACCTGCATATGTGGTGGGAACAAATCACGCTCGGCAATGCGTGGGCGTGGCTTTTGTCTGCTGCAGCGGCCATTGTGGCGCTTGCAAAGGCGTGGGAAATCATCCGCAAGGCGCTGAATCCGGCGGCGGATTTGCGTGCGCTACTGAACAAGCACGAAACGCAGCTAAAGGCGGATTTTGACCGGCTGAACGCTCTTGAACAGGAAATGAAGGAATCCCGCAAGGCGGAGGCCGTGATGTGCCGGGCACTCTTTGCACAGATTAACCATGAATTGAGCGGAAATGATGTGGAAATCCTGCGGCAGTCCCGCGACGAAATGCAGGATTTTTTGATTAAACGATAGGAGGAATGAGCTATGATTGATTTGACGGATATTATTCAGGCGGTGATCGCGCTGATTGCTGCGATTGTGACCTATAGGGTGATTCCCTGGGTGAAAGCGAGGGCAAGCACGGAACAGCTGGAAATGCTGTCCATCGTAACCAGAACGCTGGTTTTTGCTGCCGAGCAGATCTACGGCGCAGGCAAGGGCGCGGAAAAACTCGCCTACGTGAAAGCGCAGCTGGAAAGCAAGGGTTTGAAAGTGGATACAGACGTTATTGAAGCTATGGTGCGCGAGCTTGCGTCCGAGGGCGCAGAGCAAAAATAAGCAGAAGTGGAGGAAATCTCCGCGAACGCAAAGGAAAACTCCACAAGTGAAGATGAATACGGTTGATTCCGAACATTATTAAAGCCGGGGGCGTAATGCCTCCGGCTTTTTTTATTTGCTCTTATTCCTCAGTTTCAAACACTGCGGCGTATTCATCGAGGGTGGCGATCAGTTCTGCATCGCTGTCGCATTCGCATTCGATGATTCCGGTGATTCGGTAGGTGTCGCCCACCTTGTAGATGTTGAGCGGGTCTGAATTGCTGTAAAAGTCAAGCGCCTTTTTGCTGGCTCCCATGATCTTGAGCTCCCTGTATTCAATGCGTTTTTTCATGGTGTCCACTCCTTTTATTCGATGATGAGATATTCGACGGGATGCGGTGGAATTCCTCTATTCAAAGGATCGAGGCGTGCGGCTCACTGTAACGGATGCGGTAGGGCCATTCTACGATGGAACCAATGAGCACGGCGGCGGCGAAAAAGAGAAGGATTGACATGGGGTGCTGCACCTCCCCTCCCAAACAGCTTGCTTAAAAGGGTCAGCGCGTATATGATCTCGTTTTCGCTCATGCTGTCTATCAGCGCGTGAAGCTTCTCTTTCATGGTGTGCTCCTTTCAGTTTTTGATGACGGTAATATTCAAACGGCAAAGCGCATCGTACCCGTACATATACATGCGTCCGGTTGTGATGTCTTTTACGATGGCTGTCTTACTCTTTTCACTGCGGCCTTCTTTTATGGCTTCGAGCACAAAAACGTGCCCGTTGTTGTTGCCTACGAATATAGCTCCAATTTTTAGGGTGTGCATTGTGTCCCCTTTCTGCCCGGATAGGCTCCGGGCGGGCCGTCGGTCGGTCAGGCGTTCATTTCCGCCGTGTACATTGCCTGCACGGATTCGCGCACTGCGCGGCGGAAACGGTTGTCCGTGTGCAGGCGGTAGAAGGCGACGCACTTCTGCAGGGTTTCAATATCCTCGGCAGTGAGAAGGGCGTTCTCCTTAAGCTCTGCCCAGTATGCGTCCCGGCCTTCCGGGCTGAGGGAAAGCACTTTGCGTGCGAAATCTTCCATAGAGGTGATGGCTTCGAGGTTCATTGTTCTTTCTCCTTTCGTCGGTGCCCGCCGGTGCGGGGGTTATGCTACTGCGCTCGCTTCGATTTCTTCGACCTGCTCCCAAGTGAGGAAACCCGCGGAAACGATGCGGTTTTCGATCTCACTGAGAACGATGGAGCTTTCAATCGAAAGATCAGAAAGCAGGTGGGCGGCGATGCGCGCGAGATAACCGGCGGCGGTCTTTCGAGTAATCAGGGAACCGGGGACGATCAGGGAATTTACTTTCTTCATTTTCTTTTCCTCCGTGCTTTGTTCGTTCCTTTACTGTGATTACAGTATACCACATCTTGCGCAAGATGTAAATTGATGGAATATACAAAAATTAGGCTGAAATCTTATGCAAGATGTATCTTGCGCAAGAAAGAGCACTACTGGTATAATATAGCAAAAAGGAATAGGAGAGATGCACATGAGCGAGGAACGACGAAAAAAGGCCACGGCGTACAAAAATAGGTTTAATGCAGAAAACTACGACCGTATAAACCTCACTGTACCTAAAGGCCGAAAATCGGCCATAGAAGCGCATGCAAGCAAACACGGGGAAAAGGTCAACACTTACATAAACCGCATCATACAGGCCGATATGGGCCTCACGGATGCGGAATGGAAGGAAGGCGCGAAGGATGACGGTTGAAGATGTTAAAAAATATGCAATTGAAAAGCGAATGCCGAAACGTGGTATTGATGACATGATTCGTCGGCTCAGTGCTGAGCATGGCGATCAGATCAGCGATGAATTGTATTGCCTGCTCTGCGCCGAGATTGACAGGAAGGCCGGATATTGGGAAAGCGTGCGCAGCTTCCTCGAAAAACGCAGCGAAGAAAGGAACAGGGAGCGCGACCGGCTACACCGCGAGAAGGAGGATTGAGCATGAACAACATAAAATTCGGGGCTGGAACGTTCATCGGTGTTATTGGGGGCGATACAACGATCAATCTCGGAAGCGGCATTCCGGCCGATGATTGTATTCCCGAAAATGATACAGCTATTAAGGCGTTGCGCAATATCGGAGAAGAAGCAACGCTATCGGCGCGCGTCAGGATTAACAAGCTCCTGTGGTATAAAATACTATATAGGAAGTCGTGGCATTGGCCCGTGTCGAATAACTGGCTCAGAATGCACGGTTACGCAATGCGGCACAGGTAGCCGCCCAAAGAATAAGCCGGGGATTTCTCCCCGGCCTTTTTTTGTGGTATCACCCAACATAAAAAAAGAGGGCTTTTTTGCCCTCAGTTCTATCAATCCTCCCGCTTTGCATCAATTTTGCCGCCGTTTTTCCGCTTAAATTCCTCCCGCCGCTTCTCGTTCCGGCGCTCGATCTCTTTGAGCAGTTCCAGCTTTTGCCGGACGGTGATCCGCTTGCGCTCATGCTCCTTTTGTTGCTTCATGGTGTGTCCTCCTTTTGTTGTGCTATTAACAACGTGCCGAATGGACAAAGGTCAATACTACGACAACAAAGGGTTAAAAAAATTCAACCCTCAGTATCTCCTTTTTGCCGGTAGTCCAATTGATTTCGATAGCCCGCACGAAAGAGCGCCAGAAGGCCCGTTTGTGCGCTTCGTCTAAGTTGTTATAGATGCCTTCCCAGCCTGAATGCAGGATAGCTTCGATCTTGCCGAAATCCTTTTCGAGCACAATTCCCTGCTCAGCTTCGGCCTCTTCAAGCTTTTGCATGAGCTCTGCGAAATCCTTTTCGTATTGCTCCACAGTGCGGATTTTGCCGGTCTGCCATGAATAGTTCAGGCGGTCGATCTGGCCGTGTAAATCGTCGATGTCGTGCTTCTTGAGCTGCACGGCTTCGCTGTCCTCGATCTCTGCGGCCCTGAGCTTTGCATCGGCCAAATACTGCTCGATGTTGGCAAGCATCATCTTTTCCAGCGTGTTCTCGCTTACTACCTTGTTAAAGCCGCAGCGCTGATTGATCCGGCAATTGGCGCAGCGGTATTTCTTATACTTGTATTTTGCGCCGCTTCTATTGCGGTGCACGAATATCCCGCCTGCCAGACGATTTCCGCATTCCGGGCAACGGATAAGGCCTGCAAAGATATACGCTCTGTTTTCGGCTGCATTGTCCTTGATGTTGCGTGTAGTTATGTCTTGCAGCTTGTCGAAAGTGGCCTTGTCAATGTACGCCTCGCAGTATGCCGGGTTATCTCTATACGCGCCGTAAAGCATCGGATTCGCAAGCAGTCTTGATAGGCTGTTATATGAGATTGAAATGTGATGCTTTGCTTTCAAGTATAGGATTGCCTTCCGCTTGCTTTGGTGGGTCAAAACGTATTGAATCAAATCTTCCATAATGTCTGCGCAATCCGGGTCTTTTACGATCTTCTTCCTGCCGGTGGTAGCATCCGTCTGGATGACAAAGCCGAAAGGCATGCTGCCGGACAAAGGCTGTCCTGTGCTGACCTTGTATTCGTTGACCAGATCAATACGCTCCCCGCCCTGATCGGCCTCCATTTCTGCGATGGTGAGCTTGAAATTGACAAGCATACGCCCGTTTGCGGTGGTTAGGTCGTATTCTTCCTCGGTAGTGCTCCACAGCACCGGCGCAATGCGCTTCATGCACTCGTGGTATTCAGCGACGGAGCGGAAAAACCTATCCAGCTTGATAAAGATTATGCGATCAAACAAGCCCTTTTCTGCATCCTGAATCATGCGCTGCAATTCCGGGCGCTTCCGGATCAGCTTCCGCCCTGATACTCCTTCGTCGACATACCATTCAACTATTCGCATGTTGTTTGCGTCTGCATATTCTTGCAGCTTCGCTTTCTGCGCGTCGAGCGAAATTCCGTGCAATTTCTGCTCCTGCGTCGATACG